GTCTTGATTCATTTCTTTTCATCCTTAACAAAGATATTATACACAAAAAAAGAGAGGGTGTCAACCCTCTCTTTAAAATTTTATAATTTTAAATATTCCATCTTTCTCTACAATCGCAGAACAGGTATCCGTCCAGTCTCCACAACACATATACATTGTACCATTCTGTTCACGAATATTTGCGTGATGAATATGTCCTACAATCACTCCATCATAAGAAGCAAACTTTCTCACATAACGAATTAAATCCATTTCATAATTATCAATAAATCTTTTTCCTCTTGGAAGAGCTTTCAGAAAGTTTACCAAAGAAAATCCAATAGTTTTATTCAGAAAGTTATTCAGTGGAGTGATTGTCTCATATCCTTTATTCATAAAGTATTGCTTCCAAGAACCAGAAGAGAACTCAGAATACATATCACCGTGAATACATAGAAACTTTTTATTTTTCTTACTGGTATGAATATACTCATCACAGATGACAAGATTATCAAACTTAAAAGATTTATTATTCACATATTTTCTTGCCACTGCATCGTGATTACCAAGAACATAAATCACTTCGGTTCCCTTTCTACAAATATCAAGTATTTTTTCTACTGCCTTTGTATGCCTTGCTCTCCAATGCGTATTGTACTTTTCCATACAATGCACATCAAGAATATCGCCAACCATTACAAGTTTCTTGGTATCAAGTTCATTTAGAAACTTGAGAAACTTTTCAATATTACATCTGTCTGTCCCCAAATGAACATCAGAAATAAAGACTGTATCGTAAGTCATCGTTCTATGTAAGAGAGTGTATGATTTGTTGAGTATAACTGACGAATAATCATATCACAACCCAGTTTTGGATTGGAGTTTCCACAGGTATAGACATCTACTGCTGCCTTACCTTCTTCAGGCCAAGTATGAATACTAATATGACTTTCTGCGAGCAAACAGATTACAGTCACTCCTTGCGGATCAAATTTTTTATAAATTGTTTGAAGTACTGTAGCACCACTCAAAATTGCTGCTTCCTCTAATAATTGAAGAAGATAATGCTCGTCGTTCAAAAGAACAAACGAGCATCCATATAAATTTAATAAGTAGTGCTTACCCATCTTCGGCATTATTTGACAATAGACTATTTACGATATTTTCATTTCCATCCATAGTCTTAATTGCAAATAATGGAGATTTCATATATTTTTTAATTTTTTTGTAATTCTTCAAAATTTTTTCAACTTCATCTTTATACACGGTTACTTTCGCAACATTATCAAATCCTTCTTTCATTTTCTTTTCTTTTTTCCTTCTGGTGCTGTATATCCCCACATTTTAGGGCTTAACTTTCCATATCCAAAATCAATCTTTTGAATTGATCCTGGACCATAATTATCATAATACATATCAAAAAGATTTGATTTCTTTTGTGTACGACAAAGATCAATATATTCTATTTCATCAACAATATACCAAATTAAATAAGCATCTGTAGGAAAACCTGAATCTGCTGATCTTTCTAGAGTCGTTTTTTCCAATAAAATTTCACACCCATACTTAGAAGGAACAATAGATTTTTCTTCTTGTGTAGATTCTTCCATTTGTTTCTCCGAAGTATTTAAGACTAATCTCAAGAACGTCCACCCCAAACAATGTCTGGATAAGATTCTGAAACAAGTTCTTTCGTAATATTATACTTGGTAGTAAGTTTTTTATCCTTTACAAGACAAAGAACTTCTGCTTCCTTTGGATGTAATCCCTGAAGAATATTAATAAACATTGTTTCTCTACGAATTGTAGAGAGTGTATCATTTCCACCTTTCACAAAATGGTATAGGTTTTGATACTCTCTTCTTAAAGAAGTTTTTCCTCTACCTTCAAGATCTTGCTGTGTTGCAGATTCACCACCACTTGCTTCCCGAATTAAATTATCTGAAAGATTTCCAGAATAAATGTTCTGATCCTTCAAATCACTATAAGGAACATCACCTTCTGGAAGAAGTGAAATAATAGAGTCATCAAAATTCCAAATCAAAATAGATTTTAAAGAATCGTGTTCATAAGTTTTGAGAACTTCAATCTTCTTTTCATTTGTATTTTGACTTGATACTAAGTCAAGAATTTCAAATACAAATGGATTTGAAGGAAGTTTTATAATTGTTTCAGTTACTTTTTTAACTGTCCTCTTCGTCTTCGTCGTCTGAATCATAGTCATTTTCAAATCGTACTGCTAAAATTTCGTCAGGAAAAATATTCCCATTTTCATCATACATTTCAGGATGGAGATTATTGATATAATTAAATTCATAAAAATGTTGTTTCAATAACCAACCTAACATACCACCAACAAAAAAGAACATAATTGAAACTAAGGTTCCTATCGTGAGTGTTACTGCCAACATTTTTTTCTCCTGAGAGTTACTTTTTTTTAATATCCAAATGAAAATCAAAATGGATGTATATCTCTCGTTGAAAGAGAGAAACCATTTTCCCAAACATTAATTGAAATGTTTTTGGTTTTTCAGGTTTCCTCCTCCTATTCCTAAGTAACAATTCAAAACCCTTGTTAATTTGGGGGCTATCTTTATTTAGATTATTTTTATCATAGTCCATTAGACTAAATTTTGTTCTTGTAGATATCTTACGGTATCTGAACAACCACCAAGATGCTGATTATCATTCAAAACAACCTGAGGAAACGTAGAACCTTGTCCAAACTGAGCATAAAACCCATCACGCTCAAAGTGTTCTCCGAGATTATAAACAATATGTTCAAGATTTGCTAATTGCAGCACCTGTTTAATTTTACTGCAATATGGGCAACCATCTTTTGAATAAACTGCGAATTTCATAGAATTAAAATTATTGGTATAAGTAAAGTTAAAATTCCTATCACAAATCCCCCTACTTGATAAAATAGGGGGTCTATACTGTCAGGATCCATAAATTTCTATTATTAAATTTTATTTATAGGTTCTAACGAATCAATATATAAAGTCTAGTTGGACAAACTCATCCTACCACGAATACCTTAGTATGTCAACCAAGAATCATACAAAATTCAAGATGCATTATTTCTTCTTGGTCTATACTTATATAAATTTTCATTAGTTTTAGGTTTCATCCAATTCAGTATAGCAGTCATTCGCTCTTCTGAAAAAAAGTATTGATTATAATACCAAGTTTCCCAATCAGTATGCGCCTTAGAGCGATTACATTCTTCACAGCAACATAATACATTTGTAAGAAAATCACTACCACCTTTACATTGTGGAACTATATGGTCAATTGTAAGTTTGTTTGTGCCTCCACAATAAGCACATTTATTATTCCATTTTTCTCTAATTGACTTTCTCCACATTCGTTTTGCTTCTGATGATGAACTTGTATGTAACTGATACAAATAATCTGAAGAAGAATTGTAGAGTTCCATGTAGGAAAGCATCTATGAATATTTAGACATTAAATGGTTGTTGTATTCCTTCATTCAAAATGAGTTGTCCTTTAAGTTGTTTATCACTTTCCATTTCAGTAGATGATATATTTACTATCTGGTCTGGAATTCTTTTAGCAATTTTAATTTGACGATAGGTTCTTCTAAAATCAAAAGAACACAGAATTTTGGCATCTTCAAGTGTTGCGGATTGGCAAATACGAATTCCATTTTCGTTTAGAATTTCATAAGGCATAGTTAATAAAAAAGAAAGGATTTCTCCTTCCATTATATCATATTTTAATTATTTTATCAATTATTTTTTATTGGTTTATAATCTGATGGTGGTTTGAAATCTGCTGGTGGTCTATAAAGATTGGGCCAGGTATCTCTGATGATTTCTGCGAGTTTATTTGAAGTGGTGGAGGTTATCATTTTTTTAAAGTATATATTATAATCTTTGCATCTACATATAAAAAATGTTCAGTTTAATATATAATCTGTACACTCATATTGAAATTTATGAATTCAACAACATTAGTGCTTAAAGTACCAACCACTTATACTGCAGAACAAATTGCAACTTTACTTGCAAATACTAAATCTCAACTTCCGGAAATATCTATTTTGGTAATTCCTTGCGAAGTAGAAACTTCTTGGTTATAAATATTTCATAAGAAGAGCAATCTTCTGATTAGAGAATAAAGACGTATTACTAAAAGTTTCCTTTTTGGTTCTTTCATTAATGCCTCATTTAACAAATAAACTTCAGATAACCTTCTGGTTATTTGTTGGAACATTTGCATCCATATCTCTAATCGGGTGATACAATCCGATTCTAAAGCGTAATAATCCCAGAGGACTCATTTGTAGATCCATCTGTGGACGGACTCTTCTGGCGTTATGTCAGGGAGGGATTGGATTGTGTTGCTCAACAATTAACCCATTCTTTCCTTAAGGAGAAAAACACAAATGGCAGATACAGTTTACGCCCCAGATCCCTGGTCAGCGTTGAGTGCTCAGCACTCAGATATTCGTTATGAACTTGCTGATAGAACTTCAGAAGTTCGTAATTCAATTATTAATGGTCTTTCCGATATTCGTAGAGAACAAGCAGTTGGTTTTGATGGAACCAATTTTTCAGTTGCTACTACTGCAGGAGATACCAAGTATGCTATTGCTACTGGTAACGATAGACTCAATTCTGATGTCTTAACCACAGGATATCAGACAAGAATTAAAGTAGACGAAGCTGCTGATAAAATTCAGCAAAGAGCTGCTGATTTCTTTATTGCTGGACAAGCAAGAGATTTTGATAGTGCCCGTGACCTGTCTGCTCTTAGAGCAACCACAGACCTTAGTACTCAAAAACTCAGCACAGAGATTCTTCTTTCTTCTGAAAGAGCTGCTACTGCTACTGCTCTTGAATCCGCTAAAGTTGCTGCTGCTGTAGCACTTGGTCAGGCAACACTTTCCCATCAGATTGCTGAAGGTAAGTATGAGACCAGCAAGCAGATTGCTTATGAGAATGATAAGACCAGAGACCTCATCAATTCACTTAAGAATGATGACCTCAATCGTCTTCTGATTGAGCGCAATACAGACATCAATGGACTTCGATCCGACTATTGGGGTGCCCGTGAGGGTCTTTTAAACACTCAGTTTGCTGCTCTTTCTTCACAAGTTAACTCACAAGTTAATGCTGTGAATAGTCAACTTTCTGATACCCGTCAGAGCATGGTTAACTTTGGCAGAATGTCTGATGTAGGACAAGGTGCTACCAGCAACGCTGTTCGCTGATTTAGTTCATTAGTTATAGGGGGAGTTTCTCCCCCTTTTTCAATAGGAGAATAACTATGGACTCAGCAGAAAGAAAACTTATTGACCTTTATGATCTTCTCTCCCAATATCAGAGAAGCAAAGATCCAACTCTTTTTGATAATATCCATTCAGTTCGCAATGAGATAACAGAAATCCTGAATACTAGAAGTGGGGGAAATGATAACATTAACATTAATATTGATGCCGATAATTGCCCCGACAACCCTTGCCCTCCAGGACCTCCAGGACCACAAGGACCACCCGGAGTGGGGACAACGGGACCGCAAGGACCACAAGGACCTCAGGGACCGCAAGGACCACCTGCAGTATGCAAATGTAGCAGTGTTTTAGTTTCATCTGATTACACTGCCACTAGTGACAATTATTATATTGGTGTGAATAGTGAAAACCCTGTTACTATTTCGTTACCAGCAAACTGCGTTAACTGCTGTGAGATTATCGTAAAAGCAGAGATGGGTCCTCCATTAGGTAATCGTAAAGTTACTGTAACAACCATTGATGGTTGTTACATTGATGATAAAGACAAATATGTGATAGAAGTACCTTACCAATCGGTCAATTTATTTTGCAGAGGTGGAGATTGGCACATCATCTAACGGAGTAACTAATGGCATACTTAGCACAACCTACATCAAAAATAGATTATGGAGTGGTTGGAGTTGGTAGTTTTATTGATGTTCTTGATGGATTTATTTCATTACAACAAGATGTATCTCCATCTGGAATAGTATCTTTTAGACAAGTCAGTATTGGTGGAAGTAGAGTAGTTACTTCAGTAAATCCAGTTGCTGGTGCTGGTATCACAATTACCAACTTAGTTTCTATTGGAAATACAGTTGGATTTGCAGTATCAAACACTGGTGTTCTATCAGTTACTGCTGGTGCTGGTATTAGTGTTAGTAGTTCTACTGGTTTTATTACCATTACTTCTGCTGGACCTGATTTAATTTCTACCACTGGAGTTACTAGTTCTTATACCGCAACTGCTACTGATGAATATATTGGAGTTTATAGTGAATCTAATGTAACAATTACATTACCAACTGGTATTACAGGTAGAGTTTATATCATCAAAGATGAATACGGAATAGGTGGTGGAAAAATTACCATTCAACCATCTGGTTCTGAAAAAATTGATAACAAATCAACCTATGTTATTTCTATACCAACTCAATCAGTGTCAGTTGTATTCCGTGGAACTCAATGGAGAATTATCTAATTTAAAATAATGAAATTTAACCTTAAACCATCTCTACCGGATAAAAAAGATTACATCTATTATAGTGATAGAACAGAAGTTCTGCGAGAATATGTAGATCTTCGTGAGTGGGATACTATTGTAGAATCTCAGGGTGATTTAGGTAGTTGTGCTTCTAATGCAATAACAAATGCATACGAATTATCAGTAAAACATGAGTATCCAGAATACTTAAAACAACTCAGTAGATTATTCATTTATTATAATACTCGTTCAGAATATGGAAATGTTCTGGAAGATAATGGAATGTTTCTGAGAGATGGTTTAAAGTCATTAGAAAAATTCGGAGTTTGTTCCGAAGAATTGTGGACTTATGATATAAACAAATTTGATGATGAACCAACAGATGAATGTTATGAAGATGCTAAGAAAAGAAAAATTCTTAAGTATCAAAAACTTGTAAGCACTTATTATATGACTGAAGTGCTGAATCACAATAAACCAGTTGTGTTTGGAATGCAAATTTATGATAGTTTTATGAATCTAAATGAACGTATTTCTACTGTATATTTTCCTTCCGAAAAAGAGAAAAGTCTTGGTGGTCATGCTATGTGCATGGTTGGTTATGATCTAGAAAAAAAACTCTTCTTAGTAAAGAATAGTTTTGGATCTGATTGGGGTGATAGGGGATACTGTTGGATTCCCTTTGATTATATTCAACAGGAGGGATACGATATTTGGACCTTTGATATACCAAACCAAATAGGAGACTCAAATGTACTATCCGAGACCATACCCCTATTACCCATATTACAATAGGGGATATTGTTATGATCGTTATGATCGTTATGATTATTGTGGATATGGTTATGGAAGATATCCTTACTACGGCAGTGGATATTACTCATCACCATATTATCCCTACTATCCTTACTAATTAGGAGATTTAAAATGTACCTCAGATACCAACCATATCCCTACTACAGGAGATATTACAACATTGATCCATATCATTATAGAAGATATTATAGTCCATATAATATCTACAATGGTCAAATTTCCGATGTAACCCAAAGTATTAATAACTTTGGAGATATGAATGATGTAAATCAAAATGCTAATGTTTATCAATCAATGTGTCCAGAACCCGTTGCTCCATTAACAGAGGAGACAGTTGAACCAATACCTGAACCACATATTCTTCCAGTTTAATACGGAGTTCTATTATGGCATTTGGCATAGGTAATAAAGAGATTGCAGTTCTTGAATCTAGATTTCAAAACTATGAAAATTTATCCAAACAAATGTTGAATAGATTAGAAAAAGCAATAGATAAGATTACCGAAAGTAATCATACTGTTGCTATTATTCTTGAAAGGCATGAAAATAGATTGGACCAAAATTCACAATCTAATGGATTGATTATTAAAATGGTTGAAGAAATAAAAGATGCTATTGATAAAAGAATGATTGTTTTAGAAAAAAAAATTGAAGATGTCTCTAAAATCAAATCAATCGTTATTGGTATTGGTGTGGTATCTGCAATTCTGGCAACTTCATTATCTACTCTTGCATCTGGGTGGTGGACTCCAAGTGAATTGGGATATAAAATACAACATAAGTATGTTCCTATAGAAGGATCTAAGTAAAACAATAAAGGGGGCATAAAGCCCCCTTTTTTATTCAATTGATGCTTCAATTATTCCATCAATTGGTTCTTTAATTATTTCTTCTTTAACAACACAATCTTTTTGATAAATCCTTTCAAATTTTGTGTTTTCTGCTTTACTAACCTGCACCCACTCCTTTTTAAGGTCTAGAAAAGATTCCCAAATCGCAATACCTTCGGATTCCATACGTCTATATTGCCTGCCCTCATAAGGACTAAAATATTGTCCAGTAAAATATCTACTCACCTGCAGTTTAGGACTTTTCAATTCCTCCAAAGTTCTTTGAAGTACTACCATTTGTTCTTCAATTTGTTCAATAGTAAGTGTCATAGATTAATATCGTTAGTATAGTAATATTGATTGTGTGAATCATCTTGGAAGAGTTCCACAAGATCCTGAAAGTATCCTTCTACTTCCCCGTAACCCAAAGAGCATCCCATATCCCATGCTTTATTAAATGCTGCATTTGCTTTTGGGTGATTAGTCATATAATATTTTTCAAGAAGATCACTACGAAACTCTTCTTGAAGTCTCAAATTTTCTTCTCTATAATGTTTCAAGTGAGCATTGAATGATATTTCACCCAAAACTTTTTCTTCTACACAATTTTTTGGTGGTTGGAAACTATCATCTTGCTTTCCAACCTTCATTCCTACCATTACTCCTTTTTTGTAATAGTAGGTAGTCATATAGTCATCTTGCTTCGGCATTGAAACCGAAGTCTCCTTATAATATGAAAGTGGTTTCATAAAAATAATACACTGCAAAAAAATACAACAAGAGGTGGCCACCTCTTGTTGTATAAGATTATAACATACCTTCCAAAAAATCACAAGATATATTATGTTGTTATGAATACTACACCACCACTTGTGAGTATTCTGCTGCATTGATGCTGCATTGATGCATCACTTATAAATTATAACAAAAAAATAAAACATATGCAATATTTGGATATGCAATATTTGGATATGCAATATTTGAATAAAAAAAGACCCCTTGTAGGAGTCTCTTTGGAAATTATAGTAGAGACATTAGAAAAATGAACACTCCGAATAACTGGAAGAGCAGGAGGATGAGGAGCATTTTTTTATTGATGCTTTTGTAGGTATTTAATCATTTCTTCCAGAAGATTTGTGTTGTCTCCTACCTGACCCAATACCATATTACAATTTCTACAAAGCAACTGACGAACTTTTCCTGTCTTGTGGTCGTGGTCTACACAAAGTTTCTTCCATTTACCATCACCTTCACACTTACAAATAGCACAAACACCATTCTGTTCCCCATACATTTGAGTATGTTCATCAAGAGTAATTCCATAATTTCTTTTTAGGTCATTATTTCTTGTGCGTTCTGGATTTTCTTCGTGCCTCTTTTTCACTCTCTCTTTATCACATTCTTTACATATAGAATGCCGAACCATAGAAACTTTATTTCTCACATAAAAATCCGTAGCAAGTTTTTCCTTACCACAGGTCATACAAGTTTTATAGAGGTCGGAGTACAGTTTAGTCATTCTCGTGTTTTCTTTCGTGCATAATTATTTATAAAAAAAAGGAACTCCGAAGAGTTCCCATTTATTATATCAACCGATTGCGGGTGCAGTCAAGGCAACTGGTGTTGCTTCTTCTGCTGCAAGGTCAAGAGGGAAGTTGTGTGCATTCTTAAACTTTCCCTAACTATCTGGTATTACTACCAGGATTGGACTATATCATCACCATTTCTGGTGTCGGACGCTTA